GATGACAATCTGATTACTTTGTGCGTCCGGCATCACAAGGCGGCGGATCGCGGCGAGATAGATCGCGGAGAGCTGTTACGCCTGGCGCGGGAACCGCTTTGACCCCCCCGGAGGGGGCAGGGGCGGAAAAGCAAAGGCCGCGGATACCACGGTGCCCCACAAAAAAAGGATGATTTTTCAAAATGGATTTTCGGAAGGAGGGAACTGTATGGCCAGACCGGCAAAATCGGTCAAAGTAAAAACCGGCGCTCTGGCAAGCGAAGAGGAAATGCTACGCAACGGCGTCGAAGAACGGCTGCGCGGCACGCCGGCGGAGCCGGAAGCGCCGGACTATCTGACCGACGACCAGAAAAGCATTTTCCGCTTTATTGTCGACGAATTACGGGAGAGCGAAATTCTCGGGCGACTGGATGTATACACCCTTGAATTCACGGCAATTGCTATTTCACGCCTCCGGGAGATCAATAACCGGATTAACCGGGACCCCACGCTCCTATCCGACGCTTCGCTGCAGAGCGCCCGCGCAAAATATCAGAACGACATGTGGCGGGGGGCGAACGAGCTTTGTCTTTCCCCGCAGGCGAGGGCGAAAATCGGCTCGCTGGCCGCGCAGGCGGCTAAACAGAAGGAGGATCCTCTGCTGAAGGTCCTGATGGAAGATGATTGAGCGGACACGGGCCTATCGATACGCCAAATGGTGCATTGATGACGATAACCACAAGGTGGGCCGGTATGTGAAAAAGCAGGCGGCGGCCTGGCTGCGTATCGCCGACGGCGGGCATCCCACGGCATTCGTCAGCGAAAAAGCGATCCACAAAATCGAGAGCCTTCTGACGCTGATGATTCATCCGGATTTACTGTGCCCGATGGCGGAAGGGCTTGAAGAGTATGCCTGGTTTTTGATCGTTGCCGTCTTTTGCACCCGGCAGCGCGAGGACAACCGGCGCTTTTATACCACGGCACTGCTGGAAATTTCGCGTAAGAATTTCAAGACGTTTAATTCGGCGGTAATATTCCTCATCGGCATGCTGACTGAGCCGCGTTTTTCGCGGTTCTTTTCGGTGGCGCCGGATTACAAGCTGTCTTCCGAGCTGCGGCTGGCCGTGCGGAAGATCATCAAGGTGTCTCCTTTGCTGGCTGACCGTTTCAAAATCAACCGGGATATGATTACCTGCCTGCTCAATGACATTGAGTATACGCCGCTGGCCTATTCCAACGACGGCATGGACGGCAGGCTTGCCAACATCTTCCTCGCGGACGAAGCCGGCGCGCTGGACAGCTACCCGGTCGAGGCCATGCGTTCCTCGCAGATCACCATCCGCAACAAGCTGGGCATTATTATCTCTACTCAGTATCCCAACGACAACAATGTGATGATCGACGAGGTGGATATCGCCAAGAAGGTGCTGGACGGCCTGCTTCCGGAAAAGGAAGATGTGTTTGCTCTCCTGTACGAGCCGGACAGCGAGCTGGTCAAGGAATGGGAGACAAACGATCTGGTGCTG